ATTTATAATTATTGTGTATTCATCTAATATGGCAGCAACCCCAAATTTCTTTTCCATAAACAATCCTCCTACAAAATCACTTTTCCTGCTACTTTAATATCGTGACTACTATCAAAATGTAAATCAGGATATTTTGAGTTCAACGAAACTAAACGTATACCTTTGTCACTGATGAACACTTTTTTTAAATAAGCCTCACCATCAATAACAAAGATGCCGATTTGACCACTATTTATTTGCTTTGTTTTATCGATAAAGATAATCTCTTTATCTTCGAACATAGGCTCCATAGAATCACCGTTGACCTGCAATGCAAAATCGTGGTTAGGTATGTGTCCGTTGTATTGTGTCGTGAACTCTACACCATCTATTAGTGTTTCTCCAGTACCGGCTGAAGCATAGCCGTATACAGCAACTTCTTCGGATATTACATTGTGTGAATTTATATGTAAGACTTTGTTATTTTGTTCGTTTAATTGCTCGTTAGCAAAGTCCAATACACGTTTTTGACGGGGAGGTGTGAGTTTGTTGTATATGGAAGTGATGTCGTTTTCGTCTTTGTATGTAGTACTTGGTTCACTATACAAATCATTAATCTTCACATTGAAGTATTCAGCCAAAACTTTGGCAGTTGATAATCGAGGTTCTTCCTTTTCATTTTCCCACTTTGAAATCTTACCTTTCGTCAATTTCATCAGGTCAGGATATTTATTATTAAGGTCGGTTGCTAATTGTTCCATAGTCATATTTTTATTTTTTCTTAAGTTTTTTAAACCTTTACCAATGCCCATATGAAGACCTCCTTATATAAGATAAGTTCATTATAAGAGTTTCGAAAACGAAACGCAAGAAAAATATTTACATAAGTTGTTGACATCGAAACTTATGTAATGTATTATTAAATCAAGTTGTTACAAACGAAACAAAAGGAGGGGGTTAAATGACAATTAGTGTGGCAGATAAACCATACTTGAAAATAAAAAGCTTGATTGCGCTTAAAGGTACTAACCAAAAAGAAGTTGCTGAAGCAATTGGAATGAGTAGAAGTTTATTGAGTATAAAGATAAATCGAATTAATGGTAGAGATTTTACAACTTCAGAAGCCAAAAAATTAGCAGACCATTTAAATGTAAAAGTTGATGATTTTTTTTAAATTTTAAGTTTCGAAAGTGACAACAATAAAATTTCAAGGAGGGCAAACAATGAAAGAACAAAAGTTGACTAGAAGCCAAATTTTCCAAGTTTACAAATTGAAAGAGCAAGCATTCGAAGAATTTTACAAACAAGAACATCAAGAGTTAGCTAATGAAATCCTTCAATCAATAAAGAAAAAAGAACCAACGTATGAGGAAGCATACGCGGTCCTTAATCTTGTTCATGCAAAATTGCAATATGAATCTAATTTTGTTCATGTTTTACCAACTGTAAAGAAATGAACTCTATGTCATTATCAATTTTTACCATAGGAATACACCAACTTTTATCTAAAGATTCAAGATCATACGCATAATCAAAATATTCAACATCAAAATCGTAAAAAGAATTATTTTCTAAAAGGTATAGCATTAGACAATTAGTTTCTTGCTTTTTGTAATGATTTATCAACTGTTTAAATTTGAAATTATTTTTCAGCACACTGTATTGAGATGTGATTTCCATATAGACTTTTTCTTTCTCGTCTGAAAGTGAAGAAATGGTTTTAGGTTCTGAAAGATAAAATTCGTCATCCCAATAAAAAGGCAACACAAAATCTAATGTTACAAGTTGATTTTTCCATTTGCAAATTAACTTGTATGAAAAATCCAAATCAAAATCATTACTAATCAATTTAAAAAGAACATCCAGGTTTTTCAAATCTTTAATATCCATATTTATCACCTCCTTAGGTTGATAACAACATTATACACGAAAGGAGCATAAACAATATGCAAGAATTACAAATTTTCAATTTCGAAGAATTACCAGTAAGAACTTTAACAGTAGATGGGGAACCATATTTTGTAGGAAATGATGTAGCGCAAATTTTAGGATACGAGGATTATCGAGGAGCAATCAATAAAAAGGTTGATGCGGAAGATAAGCTGCGTAGCCAAATCGACTACGCAGGTCAGAAAAGAAGTGTAACTCTTATCAATGAATCAGGACTATACAGCCTAATCTTCTCATCAAAATTAGAATCGGCTAAACGATTTAAACGTTGGGTAACATCAGAAGTTTTACCAGCCATTCGCAAACATGGCATTTACGCAACTGACAATGTAATTGAGCAAACGATACAGAACCCTGATTACATCATTCATGTATTAACAGAGTTCAAGAAAGAACGCGAAGGGCGATTAGTAGCTGAACAACAAGTAAAAGAGCTACAACCGAAAGCTACTTATTACGACTTAATACTTCAAAACAAGTCATTATTATCAGTAACTAAAATCGCTAAGGATTACGGAATGAGTGCTAGAGGATTAAACAAATTACTTCATGAATTAGGCGTTCAGTACAAGCAGGGCGACATTTGGTTGTTATACGCAAAGCATCAAGATAAAGGGTACACGCACACGAGCACATATGCGTTGGATGAAGAACATTCAAAAGTTACAACGAAATGGACGCAAAAAGGTCGTCTCTTCATCTACGACTTGCTTAAAGATAACGACATTTTGCCAACAATCGAACAACCAACTTAAAGGAGGAACACAATGGAACAGCCAACAGATTACAATCAATTAAACCTCGGCTTAAAAGAAGGTGCGGTAGAAAGAAAAATTTATCAATTAATACATGAATATGGCTTGTCTTACAAAGAAGTTAAAAGAGTATTTGAGGTGATTGATAGTAAATTATCAAACTACATTCAAAGTACAGAGATTTCAAAAGGTAAAAGACCCCTTGATTTAACAAGAGGTCAAGAAAGTTAGTCGTTAATTTTACCACACGAGGTGGTGAAAATTCACCTCGGTTCTGCACACAATGTGTGTAGATAAAGTGGTACTACCTTTAAGAGTACCACAAGGCTACTACCTTTAGTAGTACCGCAAAGGAGGCGCACTTTATGTGTATCCTATACGCTGTCCACAATGTGGACACCCACAATCGAACAACCAAATTAAGGAGGCATAGGAATGCAAGATTTAAAAGGAATTAAAAAAGCAATCATTCTATATACTGCTGCAACAGTGATAGAACAATTGCTTAATCGACCTAAGAATCTTTCAGAGTTATCAAATGAAAAATTTGTTATACCTAAATGCTCAAAATCGGCTAATGATTCTGCTCGTCGTCTTGTAGAAGCAGCATCGCGGTATTGTAAGCGATAGATTGAGAATACTTTTTGTTTAGCTCATAAAGAGATAAATAGAAATTCATATCCTCGCTCATTTCAGGGTTGAATTCATAGAATTTTTGTTGAGTTTCTTTGAAATAGTCGCTTTCAACATTTAACTCTACTTCTAGGAATTCTTTCAACTCATCAAATTTTTTATCAAATAGATTTTTGTCCATATAACTCACCTCCTTAACAGGAGTATAGCAGAAAATTTATGAACAAACCCCACAATCGAACAACCAAATTAAGGAGGACGAACAATGCAAGCTCAAAAAAAAGTCATCTATTACTACTATGATAAAGCAGGAAATAGAAGACCAATTGACATTCAAATTAATGACGGTCATGGATTGATGACTCAAAACCATTTCATTGAACATATTCTAAAAAACAATCCTAATTTAGATAACAACTTATATGCGTTAGTTGATGGTTATGAGTTTAAGTTAAGTTAAATTTTTGCGAAAGGTATTGAACAGCTAGTTTACTCATCAGGGTCAATGACACACTAGAGGTTTTACTTGCGACTCTTTTAACTTCTTTCCAAGTATTATTGTCTCGGATATTGTCTAAGAACTCATGACCTTCCCAAGTCATGTCATTGATTAAAAAACTTTCAACAGAACCTGACTCCCAAAGCAACTGAACATTGATGTATTCAGCCTCTTTTAGTTTTAAAAGCGTGTACATGACGGTATCAAAACCATATTTTTCAAAGACAATATTATCTTTGAAATTATGTTCGGTAAGTGGTTCTCCAAGTTTTTTATTAGACTCAATTTCTAACAATAATAACCTTACACAATCATGATCTAATTTCATACTAATTCACCTCCTTAGGTTGATAAATAAATTATACACGAAAGGAGCATAAACAATATGGAAGAATTACAAGTTATTGAGCAAAACAACAAATATTAAAGGAGGAAATACACAATGAACATTCAAGAAGCAACAAAGTTAGCAATGAAAAAAGGCGTAGCTATAAGACGAAATAATCAAAATGCATATGGAATATTACCAACGAATTTGGTTAATTACCAGTGTCTAATTATCTCGAAAAATTACAAAACAAAAGGGCAAACCGCCGGCGCTAGGTGGCAGCCAAGCGCCGACGATTTAATTGCAGATGATTGGGTTCTAGATTATTAGTTTTTTTAAGTCAGAGATAGCTTTTAACAATAATGAATAATTCTTATTAGTTTCATTTTCACAATAAGCTATTCCTTTGTTAGATAAAGCTAATGCAGCAAAACCATTATCACCCTTAGCAACTGTTGCGAATCCGTATCTACCTAATTGGTGAACCGAGGAAACATACTTATCAAAATTCATACCCAAAAAGTAATTATAATGTGATTCCTCATCACTACCAAAATACGATGCAGTGTTAATAGATACCCCATCTTCAATCCTATCTAAATAAATTTTATAGAGATGGAGTATCACGAACTTACTATCGGAAGTAAGCATACTTCTCACCTCCCTTCGTTAGGAGATAAGAAAAGTATAGCACAACAAAAAATAAGGAGGCGGCTAACGTGAGTACTAAAACATTTTGGTATATGGAAGACCTTATGATCGAAGTCGGGAGAGGTCGGAAGTGGATTAAAGATAACATTTTAAATATTCCTAAATTTAAAAAGGAGATTGAAGAATTCTCGCACTATCCTATCAACAATAATGACGAATACATTTTCGTTGGTAGCAAAATGAAAAAATGGCTCGAAGATAATTTCAAAGAAATCGAAAGACTAAAATACATGTAAAGGAGGTGAGTAAATTGAAGCATACGTTAGCAATATTTATGACCGTATCAGTCGCTATCGTACTAACAACCATTTTAGCATTCAGCGGCGTGTACTTCACCACACTGCTATTCATCGTAATCCTAGCAGAAGCGGTGACGTACAACTTAACTAAGTATGTGTACGACACATTAAAAAAAGACTGAGTGCTAGCTGCAACTAGCAAACAGTCGGAGGGTATTAGGCAATGAACTACCCTCAATATACAACTTTTGAGGAGGATAAGCAAATGTATTTCAAAAATGGAGAAAGTTTTTCTGAAATCATCGAAATTGAAGGCTTCAAATTTCGTAAGCATATCACAAGATACAGTGGCTATATCTTAATCGAAATCACTAGCATGTCTTACAAAGATATAGCAGAAACGAAGGTGTCCAATATTTCAGATGTAGACATTGCGCAAGAGGTACTCAGTGCAGCGGTTTATGACTACATTGAGAACGGAACGGACGAGCTTGACAAAATCATGGCTCATTTAATCAAAAACTAGGAGGAATCATCATGGAGAACGAAAAAATGTTAATCACAATAGAAAGATACGACCAACTTATCGGAGAAAGAGCGGTGTACAAAAACGAAGCACAACGTTTAGAAGATGAAAACATCGAGCTTAAAGGTCGAATCAAAGACTTGGAAAAGAGCTTATCTCTCGGAACGCTAGTTTCCGTATTAGTAGATGACGACGAGGGGGAGTTACTAGATGACGACACTATTTAATCTTACAGACGCGTATCAACAAGTCTATGATCTCATCGCCGAACAAGGTGAAGAATCAGCTTTAATCGATACGCTACAAAGCATCAATGACGCTTTAGAGGACAAAGCGGACGGATATGTAGCTGTAATCAAAACACTAGAAGCCGACAACGTCGCTATTGATGAAGAAATCAAACGCCTACGTCAACGCAAGACAACAAACCAAAACGGCATAAGCAGACTTAAAGAATCTCTACAGTTTGCAATGGAATCAACAGGCAAAGAGAAGTTCAAAACGGCATTAAATAGTTACAGCATCGCGAACAATCCGCCGAGCTTAGACGTTACCGAAGAATCATTGGTACCGAAAGAATACTGGGTATCGCAAGCACCGAAATTAAACAAAAAAGACTTGCTCAAAGACATCAAGAATGGTGCTGACATCAAAGGCGTCGAAGTAAAACAGACTAGAAGTTTGAGGGTGAGATAGATGAGTGAGCTCAATTTATACCAAAAAATAGCTGATGTTAAAGCAAATATTGATGGTTTTACCAAAGATACAAAAGGATACAACTACACTTACGTTAGCGGTTCACAAGTGTTGCATCGTATTCGTTCGAAAATGATTGAACATAATCTATTGCTTGTACCAAAAACATTAGAAGAGACATATTCAGTCGAGGACGTAACAAGATACAGTCCTAAGTACAAAAAACAAGTAACCACAACCGAATATACAGTAAAAGTTAAATTGATTTATACATGGATCAATGCGGATAAACCGGAAGAACAATTAGAGCTCCCGTTTTTCGCAATCGGTCAACAAGATGACCCTGCCAAAGCGCTAGGGACTGCATTAACTTATTCTGAACGTTATTTCTTAATGAAATTCTTCAATATCCCTACGGACGAAGACGATGCAGATGCTAAACAAAAGAAGGAGCAATATACAAAGCCTGATGCAAAAGCGATTGGGACATTGAAAGAAGAGATGCTCAAATTTAGCGAATTGATGCAATCATTAGGCAAGCAAGTAACAATTGATGACGTTCAAAATCAATTAGGTATTAGCGATATTCAAGCGTTAACTAATGCACAAATTAGTGCACTCATCAAAAAGTTAGACAATTGGACTAAACAAGCAAAGGAGAATGAATAATGCTCAACAGAGTCGTATTGGTAGGTCGATTAACAAAAGACCCGGAATTCAGAACGACGCAATCAGGCGTGGAGGTAGCAACATTTACATTAGCAGTTAACCGCAACTTCAAAAGTAAAAACGGGGAACAGCAGGCAGACTTTATCAACTGTGTTGTTTTTCATAAGCAAGCGGAAAATGTAAAAAACTACTTGAGCAAAGGGAGTCTTGCTGGCGTAGATGGTCGCTTACAATCACGCAGTTACGAAAATAAAGAAGGTAATAGAGTGTTTGTTACGGAAGTTGTGTGTGACAGTGTGCAGTTTTTGGAGCCTAAAAATAATAACCAACCACAACAACAAAGAGATCAAGCGCCTGCACAAGATAATCCATTCGCAAACACTGATGACGACCTTTCAGATTTACCTTTCTAGGATGTGATTAGATGCCTTTAATTACTAGCTACATCACTCAAGATGACGGCACGACAACTGTTGTCATCTCGGGTGTTGAATTAGGCGATAAGGAAACGTTGCTACTCGATAACGGGTTCGATGTAGAGGTTGATGTAAATGTCGTAGATCCATTCCAAATCACTGGCAAACAACACCGTAAGATATTTGCCCTTGTCAAAGATATAGAAGAGCATACAGGGCAACCTATGGACTATATGCGTCACATGTTTATTGAGTATGTACGTACGTATCACGGCTATGAGGAACGTATATCATTAAGCAACTGTACACGTACACAAGCAAGGCAAGTTATCGAAGTGATATTAGATTGGGTATTCCACAACGACATACCACTCAATTACAAGACAAGCGACTTACTCAAACAAGATAAATCATTCTTGTATTGGTCAACAGTCAATCGTAATTGTGTTATCTGTGGTAAGCCACATTCACAACTTGCGCACTACCAAGCAGTCGGTAGAGGGCGTAATAGACGCAAAATTGAACATGTGGGCAATAAAGTATTAGCGCTATGTTCGCACCACCATCGAGAACAGCATGACATAGGTATGGACAGTTTTAATGACAAGTACCACTTACACGATAGTTGGGTCGATGTCGATGATCGTCTAAACAAAATGCTGAGAGGAGAGAAAACGAATTGAAAAGATTACAAGTTATAAAAATAGCACTCCTAATCGTCATCTTGGCGGAGGAGATCAGGAATGCTAGAAATTATAAAAAAGCTATAGGAAAGCCTTTTTCGAGAAGTTAATTATTCATCATCACTTTTGTAATCAAATGTTAAGTAAAAACAAATTAAAGAAATAAGTAAAACGAATATTGAAATAGGAACATTAACAGGTTCATTATACATTGCTCCAGAGAATAACCCCCATGAAATATTTGGGATGAAGACTAATGAAGTTGCATTAATCATTTTTTTAGTTGGAGGTGCATACTTTTGCAATTTTGTATTATCGACGTCATCTTCTTTTCTATTTTCTCTTTTATTATTTATTGGATAGGAAGAATTGAAGGAGTTACTAACGCTATGAAAGTTAACAGTATTGATAAAAGAATAGCGAAGGGCATTGTTGATTCGCGTAATTTCCTTTATAGGAAAATTAGATTGACTCTTAAATGCATTAAGTGTGTTTTCAGAAAATAAATTATTTCTAAAATTCATCGAGATGTTGACAGTAGGTACGCTGATTTTTACCAAATTGGAAGTATCAATATTTATCAAATTAACACGCCCCGTATTTATTAGCGCTTTTTTGTAAACATTATTAAATTTTGTCATCTGATTAATGGTTTTTCTA